AACCGGGCACTGTTCTTTGCTTTGGCGGGTCTAAAGAAGTCACAGTTTGCAACCTTGAAAATTCTACTCGTGTAGCAGGGGTGGTTTCTACCAATCCTAGTTACTTGATGAATTCAGGGCAAACAGGTGATCATGTAGTTGCCGTGGCTCTGCAAGGTCGCGTGCCTACTAAAGTAACAGGACAAGTGCGCAAGGGCGACTTGATGGTGTCAGCTGGCAACGGTCGAGCCAAAGCCAACAACGAAGCCCGTGCGGGCACTATTATCGGTAAAGCATTGGCCGACAGTGATGGCGATGCGGTGATACAAGTAGTAGTTGGCCGCGACTAAAATGGCCGTTATTGGTAAAAAATAGCTAAATATAGGATAAAAGGAACGCAACATGGCACTTTCATTAGACGGCACAACAGGTATATCAGCTTCGGGTAATATCACCGGCGGCAACGTTATTGCCAGTGGATCATTGGTAGTAGGATCGTTTGCTCCGGCAAGTGTTTCAACAGTTGGTAACATAACTGGTGCTTATATCATTGGTAACGGCTCAGCGTTAACTGGACTACCAGCTGGATATAGCAATTCCAACTTGGCCACACTAGGATCAAATGTAATATCAACAACCGGCACAATTACTGGCGGAAATATTACAGGCGGCAACATCTTAACTGGTGGATTGATCAGTGCCACTGGTAACATCAATGGTGGCAACATAATTATTACTGGAATATTAGTCGATACCACTGGTAATCTTGATCTGCAAACAACTGCAGCCAATGGCAGTATTAATTTAACTGCAAACGGTACTGGTAATGTTACTTTTAATGCTAATATCATGCCAACTGCCAATGCCACATCCAATATTGGTAGCTCAACCTTATCGTTCAACACAATATTTGCCAAAGCAACTTCAGCACAATACGCTGACTTGGCAGAGATGTATTGTGCTGACTCAGAATATACTCCTGGAACTGTGCTTGATTTTGGCGGCACTGAAGAAGTCACAATCACAACACAGTCACACAGCACCCAAGTGGCCGGTATTGTTAGTACCAACCCTAGCTACCTGATGAATAGCACACTCGATTGTGCCAATGCATTAGAAGTGGCTCTGGTTGGCCGAGTTCCATGCCACGTAGTTGGCACTATTGCTAAGGGCGACCGCTTGGTATCTAGCTCAACTCCTGGCATTGCTACACGCTTAGATATGTCGCAATACCAACCTGGCTGTATCATTGGTAAAGCATTAGAAGCATACGATTCAGAAACAGTGGGCACAATTGAAGTGGCAGTAGGCAGGATCTAATGGATGCCAGATATCGAACTGACTATCTTGGTGAGTTTGTAATCCTTGAAACCAAGTGGTCCGGTGGTAAAAAATCTGAAACTCGCGAATGGATTAATAATCCTATTACCAACCACCATCTCAGTGGACGTGCGGCCTGCATTGGTAGTACCTTAGACCACTCACAGTTTGACTACACAAGACTGCAACGCCATCGTGGTGGCCTGTTGGGCAGTAAAAAATTACAGACCTATGGCACAGGTGACATTGCCCAGCAAATGCGCTTGGACTTTGCTGTAGAAACCAACGTTGATAATTTAACTAAAATTTTAGAAACTGGCTATCAAGCCAACAACATTGTGTACACTAGCCCACGATACTGTATTACTCATCCAGGAGAATTTTATTTAATTCCCCTGAGACCTAGAATAGTTGATCTAGCCACCGTAGTATATCTGGCGGCGTTTGATGGACACAAAGAAATATTCATGCTAGGCTACACAGATGAAACTACCGGCGGCCACAATGAGTGGATTCAACAAATTGCCAACATATTTGCCGCATACACAGGTACTAAGTTTTATCTAGTTGGAGAATCTACTCGCATGCCTGATGCTTGGGTCAATTGTGCCAACACGCAGACCATGCCCTATCAAGACTTTATTGGTTATTGCGACGTCTGAACTGTAGATTCGATAGTTAGTATTTTGTTACGTACAGCTTCAAAATTTACAGTGCTCCATAGGCCTGGATGCATGGGTCGGGGCCATGTACCCGAATCAATCCAAGCGTAGCCTATGTGTTCATCGTTGAGCTTGGGCTGGAATTCATAGTCAACAAGACAGAAAAAAGTGTGGTATTCAAATCCTGCGTCTGCGGTGGTAAACTTTTCTAACGGAATCAGTCTAAAGTATTCAGGAACAAATCCTATTTCCTCTGTGCATTCACGATTCATGGCAGCTAACAAGGTTTCGCCGGTTTCAACCTTACCGCCAGGCAGCCCCCAAGCTCCGGGATGTTTTGGATCGTTACGCATGAGATATAGATATCGTTGGGTGTTGATTGCGTAAAACCAAACACCTACTGCACTTACAATACTAGCGTCCATTGTCCTCCAGGATATAAACCTTGATAACTCTTGACCCACGTTGTACCAGTCCAGCGATACTGTAGTTCTGTGGTGATGTTGGTCACATACTGCATGTTTGCGGGACTGCTAGTGCTGTCAAACACCACAGCCCAACGTGAGCCATCGTATTCCACAATGTCATTGGCATGTGCCACCAGCGGCTGGCCATCTGTGCCAGACCAAGAATCTGGATTGGTTAGGCCTGGGTTTGCATATGATCCAGTGGCCTGTGTAAACAAGTATCGCTGTCCTACAGCAGCCACAGCAAGTCCTGCTCCCGGACCACTAGCAATAGGATCAATCACAGCCGTAATTGGTCCTAAGGTGTTTGGTGGCACAGTGCCAGCATTTACTGTAAACAACAAAAATCTATCATCAGTAGGATCGTAGGCCACGGTTCCAGTTACGTCCGTGCCATCCGGTTGTTCTAGGGTAATGTAACTAATTCCAGGACGTAGTGTGCCATACATGTTGACCACACTTTGCCACAACAGGTTACTGTCGGGGCTATCAGCTGGAGTCAAGCTGGCATTGGATTCGTCAATGACCTGTTGCTGGCGCAAGGCCTGCAATTTGTTGTCAATCAACAAGACCTGGTAACCGTAGGGTGTGAACTTTTGTCTAGTGCCCAGCAATAAATCACTGTCAGTTAGGGCATTGTTAAGATCGCCTTGCGCATCGTACACACTGGCAATGATACGTTCAATAACACCCAGCTTCTTGACCTTAGCCGGCGGAGTAATCCACATGGGTAGGGTAAAAGATAAAGTAGCAATGTCAATGGGATTGCCAGCATCAATAGGAATAGTTCTACTTGACCAACGTACATCTTTGAGATACAACACAGTCAAACTGGTCCAGTCAATGTAGTTGTCGGTGCTTTGTATTTCCAATCCTGGATTAAACAGGGTCAATATTTGTTCCAACAACTGCATTTTTTGATTAGTGTTACTGGTCCATATATCTAATGCTATGGTCATTTCATACGGAACAGGCATGGCACGTTCAATAGTAAATGCGTTACCTTGTGTGGTTTCGTAGGTGTCTGTGGCTGAGTCGTAAGTGCGTTGGCGCACTGCTATGTTGTTTACAAAGTACGGCTCCTGCATTCTTGGGCGATCATATTTTAAATCTGTGATATAAAATGTCATCAAGGGTGTTGCTGGCATGTCATTGGCTGAATTGTTCTGTAAGATAGTCTGCGCCTGACGACTGGCATCACCATAACGTACTGGTACACGGATCAAGGTATCTACTTCTGAGCCTGGACCTTGGCCGGCTTCGTTGGCGCCATACTCTACATCAAAGTTTGAGAATACTCTAGCAAACTGTAACAAAAAGCGACGTAATTGTTGGTCATAGAAAAATTGTGCCATTATCGTCCTGGTGGTCTTGGGTTAGGCGGCGTGATATTACCACCCTGGTCACCGTTGTCGGGTTGTATTTCAAGTATCTGGCTAAGACTCTGGCGACTTGGAATATTGCCAATGTCGGTGGTAGGTACTGTGTAGGTGTTGTTTACAAAACTGGATCGCTGTGTCAGTGATTGCGTTGCATAGTCAAGGTCAGTACGCACATTGTCTGTGATAGCCACCCAGATTCGACCATCGTATCTAAACAGTCGATTGGGGAAATAATCTAATCTTAAACAATAATTGCCCAACACTGGATTTGGTGGAAATGACACTCCTGGAGTAACTGGCAAGCCGTTAGGAGCATGAGTGGATCCTGTTAAGTAACCTTGTACATAGCCAAACCCTTTAGGAGTGATACCTTCTCCAGTTTGTGTTCCATCTACTGTGTTGGTGGTGTTGTCAGCAGTGAGACCGGCGGATCCAGGCTCACCGTTGGGCCCAGTGGGCAAAATATAAAATTTAACATTGTCATACCCTGATAGCGGCACATCTTGATAGGCCTGGGCAAGGATGGCATCATTGATGGCTAGATCTTTGGGTCTTGTACTTTGTTTGTCACCTACTGTGTCAGGATTGGTAATAATGGTCCAGTAGTTGGTGTTGGTAATATCAGTACCGGCTGGTACATTTTGTGAAGCCTGGTAATAGGTATTGCCATAGTTGACAATGGTACCAGCCGGATAAAAATTTCCATTGTCCCAGATATTTTCCGGCATAAACGGCTGGTTGATGATCTGGCTGTACTCTTGAGCATTGACCATAGGAGTAGCCTTGATGCGCCACAGGTGTGGT